GGGCCGTATGCCCAAATTTCAATCCCGTCTTTTATTTTTAATGCCATTGATTAAAAGTTTTTTGATGCGCGGAATTTTTCCAATGCCGACATTTCATCGAATGATTTCACTTTTTCAACCGGTTGTTGAACGGATGTATTCGCGATGGTTTCCACCAATGAAAACATTTGTTTCAATGTTTCGGATTGTTTGTCGATTGTGTTTTTTTGCTCGGCAATTGTTTGCTTCAATTGTGCGATGTCGGTTTTCGCGGCCGCGAAACCTTGTTCCATTTCGCTAAACATTCCGGGTAGTTTTTTCATCGCCTCAACTTCAACCTCAACAACGGGTGCAACTTCGGGTTGTTTTACTTCGGTAATCAATCCGCCGGCAACAACAATTTTTGAACCATCTTCGAATTCATGTTCGCCATCCGGTGCCGGTTCGCCGTTCAATGTAACCGATCCGCCAACTTCCAACTTATCGATGGAAACAACCGCGCCGGATTTCAATTTGTATTCCATGAACTTTTGCGGTTCCGCCGGAACGGGTGTTGCCAATTGTTTTTCCATATCGCCAAAAATCATGGTTCGTATTTTTTCGACTGCTTCTTTCGGTGTCATGTGATTGTCTTTTTTGTTTGTGGCAAAAATTAAAACGTTGTTGAATTTAAAATTTCAACTATTTTTTCAAATTGTTCATTGTATTCATCTTTTTTCCTCATTCCAAAATTCCCCTCAACGCTGAACCCTTTGATCATTCCATCCTTTACCATTTGCCACGCGACATCATTTTCAACATACATGGAACCAAACAATGATCCATCCGCTAAATCTTCAAACCCTTTCATCGGACGGATTCCACGCGCCTTATCCGATTGGAATATTTCAAACAACGTAACCCCTGGAACCTTCATATCCGCGTTGTGCATCAAATTAACATTATTATGAAATCCCATTTTCGCCAACTTGATGGCAATTTTCTTGATTGTTTCCGGTGAAAAAAACACCTCATAATCCCCCAACTCCGGATCGGTTCGGAATATCCTTTGATTCGCAATCATCAATGGCCCGGATATGATGCGCTTTTCTTCATCTTGTATGGCGAATGATCCCCGGTCGATTTGCTTCAATTTACGTTCCGCCCATGCGATACCTTCATCACCGCCCCATGATAGCCACATTAAACGGCCACAACCATCACCCAATGGGCGATCTGAATTCTGTTTGTGCCTTTGAAACGCTGACATCCTGGCGATCGTTTCGCGCGTCAATTTTTCGCGGTTCGCGATTTGGTTGGCGCGAATTTTTCCGGTTGCCTCGCCGCAATCACCCCATCCGTTTTCCTCAACCCATCTCAACGCCGTTTTTGCATTTTCAACGGCGGCCTCCGGGTAATCATTCCATGATTCGGCTTCGGCGAAATGTTGATCCCACATTGAATAACAAATCGCGGCGGCTTGCCCGGCTTCCTTGCCTTCGCTAACAACATAGGAAATGCAACGCGGAATGAAATCATCTTTGCGTTCGCCCTTTGTTGGCTCAATGAATTGATCATTGAATTTCACAAAATCTTTTTTAATCGCCGGGCGATCAACCAATGCGATGAAATCAACCATTAAATCCGAATCCATATCTTCGGAAATCATCATTTCATAAACGGGTAATTTTTTCATTTATATTATTTTTATTGTTTTATCCTAAACGGGCGGCGCGTTGCAAACGTACATTGCGTTCATCGGAATTCCTAATGTCCGAATCCAACACATAGGCGCGATTAACCCCACCGGCGGCGGCGTTTCCAATGTTTTGAATCGTTGATGCGCTTAATGATGTCGCGGTTGATTGTGGCGCAACGGGCGCGGCAACGCTTGCCATTGTCGGCGTTGATCCACCGCCACCCCCACCGGCCCCGGGAACCTGGGTTCTTCCAATATTCCGGACGGCGGAAAAACCGGATGCTAAAATTGTGGCAACCGATGCGACCTTTTGAATCGTTCCGAATGGTTCCGGGATAATTGTTTTATTCCGCAATACCTCGGTAACGCCCAAATATGTGTTGATTAAGGCTTGGGATATTGCCAACGCTTTGCCGGCTATGGTTTGTTTTCCAACCAGGTCGCCCAATGCGCCTAACGTTTCGCCGGTCATTTTGTAGGTGTCGCGTTTTTGTTGCTCAAACAATAAAACCGCATCCCTTCGATCCTTTTCTAATTTCGTGGCATCATTTATTTTCTTTTGCGCTGCATCGTATGCTTTATTTTCTGCCTCCGCTTCCGCCTCCATTCTTTTAACGAATGCTGCGTTTTCGGCTTCAAGGTCGGCCTTTTCTTTGTCGGCCTTTTCCCTTCCTTGTTTTATTTGAAAATCAAATATCTCTTTTTGGGTTTCGGCGGTAATTTTATTGAATAATCTTCTTTGCGCTTCTTCTTCCTCGGCGATTGCTTTCTTTTCGGCGGCTTCCGCTTTTCGGTTTGCAACGCGTTTATCGGATTCTTCCTTTTCAATTCCGGTGATTTGCGATTGTGTTTTTTTCGAAATCTTCGCCATCGATGCCGCTTCATTTTCGGCGGCGATGATCATGGAATCAATTGCGGATAATTTTTCCTTATCCACGTTTTTCATGCCTTGCAATTCCAAACGGGCCGCCTTCAATGATTCGATTGAACCCTCGCGAATCTTTTTAATCAAATCACCGCGCGCTCCCATGTCCATTGCCATCGCCTCCATTGTCAGCCTGGCTTTTGTTTGATTAATCTCAATCACCTTTTGCGATTCTTCCCTTTCAATCCGGGCGGCCTCTTTTAATGCCGCGACACGTTCTTTGATTGGCCGGTTTGCATCGGCTGCGATTTCCCTGGCATCCTGCAATTTCCGGTTTGCCTCCGCCGTTGCGATGGCCGAATTCTTTTGCGCATCTTCTAAATCATCTAACGCCTCGGTGATTTCGCCAAACCTTTGCGCCGTTTGTTCCGTTGTAACGCCCAACGCCGATAATGCGCCAATTAATCCGCCGGTGATGTTTTCTATCAACCAAACAAACCCATCAATCAACGGCGTTAAAATACCGGTGATGAACGTATTGAAAACCCCGGACAATGTGCCGAATGCCTTTCCCAATGAATCGGAAACGCCTTCCATTTGTTTGAACTTTTGGAATAGCGCCACAACCAACCCGGCAAGCAATGCAAAAACGCCGATGATCGGATTCGCTTTCAAGATATTGAAGGCTTGGGTTAATGCCCCAACCCCCTGGGACGCTTGGCCCAATGCCGGCGACAATGCGCCCAATTCGCCCTTTAATTTTCCAAACGATCCGCCGGCCTCTTTTGTTTGCGTTGATGCGCCTTTTAACGCGTCTTGGGTTTTGCCTATCTTTTCCGCGGAATTCCCCGTATCAACTTGTAATTGCGCTTTTATATTTATGTCCGCCATTAGTAAATTCTATTTATAATTTTAATTAATTCAACATTGCAAACATCTTCATTCGTGGCGTTGAAATCGGTGATTTTATTCAACCGATACAAAACGCCATCAATCCAAATCAACCGGGCAAAATCCAATTTGTAGATATCTTTAAACGCCAATTTCATGGTGCAACTTAACAACCGGGAATCCTTATCGGTGATTTCGGCCATGTAGGCACTCCAATAATTGTTGAACAAATTGTTCGCGGTGTAATTTGTAACCGAAAAATCTAATTCTTGCGGCGGTGAAAAACACAAATCAAACGTTGGCGTTATCGGATCATCGACATGTCCGGCGTAACCATACGCGGTGTATGTATCATGTCCGGATGGATGATTCAATTTCCATGATGTTGCCCCGGTGATTTTCTTGGCTTGCATGATCCGAATCACCGAATCCATTTTATCCTCTTTTGTGTTTTCGTTGGATTTTTTAAAAATAGACGGGTAAACCTTATCGGTTCCGGTGTACTTTGTCAAAACCGAATTGGCGAATATTAATTCAACGGATGTTGTTTCCTTTGCGAATTCATATTCGGTATCAAAAATAAAATCGCCATAACCTTCATTGAATTTATTGCGATAGTTTTCCGAATAAAAATCACTATCGGATTTGTATTTATAATTGTAGTACCTGGAATTCAATTCCGCCATTGGTTTGATTCGCATCGGTTTTGAACGATCAACTTTTAGCGACCAATCCACCGATGTTGCATCTTCATAAAATGTAACGAATGGCAATACCTTCAATTTCTTTTCCGTTTCGTAATCTTCGAAAACGTAAAGGTTGAACATTTTGCATATTGTCGAAAAGAATTCCCGTTGAAAAACCCCCTTCGGGATGGTGTCATTTACTACAATCGTATCACCATAATTCACCGCCGTTGCCGTTGGGTTGCTTGAATTGATACTAAAAACCCCGGATTCGATATCCAAATCGGAAAAGTTGCCAATCAAATCAACGTCCAATGTATCGGTATTCACCAATGATAGGGATGCAACATCCAGGATCGCGTTAAAATTATAATTGTTCCCGGGTAGCGTGTAAACAACAACGGAAATGGGCGTTCCGTTTTTACGCAATTGTATGGTGAAATCGCTTGATGGACTTATCGCGTTGATCACCCCGGATATGTTCAATGTAACGCTACCGGCGAATGCCGTTGCGGAATTGTAGGTAAAATCGCTTCCGCTTCCGGTGATGGTGAAATTTCCGGCCGTAACGATATCGAATTCAACATTTCCGGCCGCCGATGTGTAGTTTTTAATCTTTGCCGTTGCGTATAATGCCAACGATGTGTTTTTCGTTAATGCTTTTTGATTATTGGGAACAATTAACCGATTGAACAACGCCGATGATAATGCCGGGAAATCCCATGTGTAACCGGACGCGGTTAATGTTTTTTCCAATATTTGCCTAACATACAACGCCGGGCGAAACGCGGTAAAATCAAAATCAATTTTATTCGTTGATACCGCGCCGTAATCAATCAACGGAAAATATAATCCGGCCCCGGCGATGGTGTTCCATGATGCCGAAATGTTGGTTGAATTCCACGTTGCGTTGTATGCGCTAAAATCTAAATCCTCGATTTTCTTATTCGCCAACGCCGCCACAAAACCGCCCAATTCACCAAACACCGCGCATTCGTATTCAATGAATCCATCTTCGATGATGACTTCAAGGATTCGAAAAACACCGGTGAAAACTTGCATGTTGTCCGCGAATATTATCGCATCCGCCGAAACCGCCGGATTGAAATTTTCCCCGATGTTCGTTTGCGTTGAATTGTAATCGTTCCGGGCGTTGATGTTAAAAATATTTCCGAATATCTTATTATTGTTTTTCGTTCCGGGTAAAACAATCGTTTTCGAAAACGTTGTGTTTTTCGCGCCAAAATCTTTAATATCATCAATCGACATTGTTAACAATGTGCTGAATGATTCGTTAATATCAACGGCTTGTTTTTCTACGAACAATTGGATCATTGGAATTGTGTTTTATACGTTACCCCAAAATCAACTTCAATCATCAAGTTGATCAATCCATCAACAATGTGTTCCTTAAACTCATAATTATTGGCCGTCATGATGACCGGATATAATTCGCCTTCATCCTCGATGTAAACCTCGGCCGATGTTGCCAATTGTGCCAACCATTGATATTCGGCATCCGATAACCAATCCGTATTCAATCGCAACTTTTCGCGGAACCGGCCCCCGAATTGCGTTGTTTGTTTATACATTGTATAGTTATTCAACACCGAAACGGCCCCGGCGGAACTTACCCGATAAGGTAATTGTTTAAATGTTTTCCGTTCAACATCGTATGTTTTCCGCGATACCTTGTTGAACATCATGGTTTCATATCCGCCCCATTTATTCAAAAAATGCACATTATAATTTTTGTACAACCCGGTACAAATGATATTCACGCGGTAAGTTTTGGAACCAATAGCAACGGAATATGATGTTGTTGATGTTGTGAAATTCCCCGGGTATTCATCATTAATGGCCGATGGCGATATGTTGATCAATTGCATTGTGTTCGTTGTTGTTGGCGTGATCACCTTTGTCCGGGTTGATGTTCCGCCGGTTACAACAACATTGAACGCCGTTGATAATTCGGCAAAATATGGGATGAAATAATTTCCCGTTGTGAACGTCAAATTGATGTTTGCCGGGCGATCGGATAAAACATCATCATCGTAATTTGATAATGATTCAAAACCCGGATATCGGCCATTGTAATAATTGAAAAATACCCTGGATGAATCCGTTACCAATACCGCCGATGTTGTTGTTCCGTATTCCTCGCGGATTTTCACAACGCATGAAACGCGCCATTCCCCTTCGCCCATTTCATCGGCAACCATTGAACCGCCAACGGATGCGTTGAATGATTGAACGCAATATTCGCGAATCACCGCGCCCAAATCAATGATCCCCCGGTTTGATGTTGGATGTGGGAAATATTTCCCTTTGAAAACCTGGGTTCCATTTATTTCAAGTTCCGCCACATATTTATAATTTGGATATGTTGCCGGATCGGCGGCGTGTGCATCGTAGACAACGTAAACAAGCGGATCGTTTACGGATGAATATTGAACGGGTGTGAATTCGAATGTCATTTTGTTATACAATTTATAATGTCAATTTTTAGCGCAACGCCTAATTCATTTTCCATTTCGGTTTTGAATTCATCGGTCGCCTCGGCCCAAAACCTTCTCGGCTTTAATCCATTTCGTTTGATGAAATAGGACGCGGTTACGGCGGCCCGGGTTGATGCGTCCATCATTGTTTTGCCTTTTGCTTCACGCGCCGTTACGGCCCTTGAAACGTTCCGGGCCGATGCGCCTTCGCGTTGAATCCATGCCTTCACCGATTTCACCATTTCGCCGTTTTGATCAACACCGCGCGTTTTAAATGAAAACCGCGATCCGCGATCAACGGCCCATCCGTTTACCCCTTCATCTTGGTACGTTGAATATTCCGGGGCGGTTATTCCTATTCGATAAGATTTCCCATCGAATTCCAACATTGTTGGTTGCATTTCATCCGCCATGCGCCCGGATGAAACAACATCCTTTTCATTGATTTTATCGGAAACGATATCAATGTAACGCGCCGCCAATTGCTCAATGGTATTGTTTACATCACTTAATTCAACCTTTTGAAAGTTCGATGTATCTTCCCCCAATAGGTCGATAAACCCATCCGCCAATGCCTCATGTTGTACTTTCGAAAATGATGCCATTATTTATTCAAATGTTTTTGATATGATTGAAATGCCTTCAAATATGATAGATCGTTAAACGCCTGGATGATTGGCAAATCGAACGCCTCGGCCAATGTGATCCCTTCATATTCCGCCACTTGTTTAGCGGAAAAAAACCATCCGTATTGATCCACAAACGGGTGCGGCTTTTCCGGTTTGGCTAATTCATCCCCTTCATCTTCGCTTTCTTCTTTTTCAAATAAACCTTTGTATGAATTAACCAACTCAAAAAACGATAGAAAAAAACGCGT